GCGGCCGCGGGCGCCGCGACCTACGTCTCGGCAGCGACCAACGGCACCACGCGGACCAACGGCCTGGTGATCGGCCACGGCGCGGCGGGCCCGGGTGGATGGGTGGCTCCCAACGTCGACTCGGTGAAGATCCTCCCGGGCGGCAACGCGTCCTCCTACGACTTGTTGAACGTGTGCGCCGCCGCCTCGCTGACCTTCGAGTGGTCGGCTGAAGTCGTCGAACAATAAAAGGGAGGAGGCTCCCGGTGCTCTTGGAAGGTCCGGGCACGTGGCGCTTCACTGTCGGGCGCGAGCGCTCGCACAGCGAGTTCGCCTGCGTCACTTCGTCCGGACCCGCGGAGGTCCTCGTCCAGGTCGACGGGGACACGGTGGACCACGTCTACCTCTCCGGCGACTCCACCCACACCTGGTGGACGAGTAACCCGTTGCTCTGCGAGGCCGCAGTGGACGGCGTGGTCGAAATCCAGCTCGTAGGCAAAGCGGCGATGCGGCTGGAGTGGCCGTCCCTCAAGTTGAATAAGGGTCCGGCACCGGCACGCAAGGAGACGGTCACCCGTAAGGCGAGGAAGTAGGCAATGGCGACCAAGCGCGTCATCACGCGTGTCGTCATCGACATCGGCTCCGGCGCGGTCGAGGAACTCCAAGGCTACGACTACGACGGGCCCTGGGCGCTCGCCACGTCCAACCCGGGTATCGTCGACGACGATCGCTGGGGCGACATCGTCAATCCCATTCGATCCGCCGGACTGGCGGCGGGAATCGAGACGAGCGCTCGAGCGCTTTCCACTCAGGTCGCGATCGCGACGGTGAAGCTGGATCAGAGCGAGAACGCCGCCAACCTCTTCCGCACCATCGACGAGTACCACGACTGGGCGCCGGTCAACCGCGGACCGCCGTTCGTATTGCCTGGCACCGAGTACCAGCCGCTACCGTGGAATCTCTCGCTAAGAGACCCGGAGGAGATCCCCGCAGGGCTACTCTTCGGGCAGCCGGAGGAGTTACCGCCCTACCCCGTCCCGCCCGTTACCTCGCCGCCATGGCCGGATCCAAACCTGACCAGCTGGCCCTCTATCGAGGTGTGGCTGTTCGACGTGCAGGAGCCGGCGGGCTCATTCTTCGGGCAACCTGACGAGGATCTACCGTGGCCTTGGCGCACATTGAGCGGTCCACCCTGGCCAGCGCCCAATGCCACCGCCTACCAGGCGACGCAGCAGTGGACGGCCGACGTCCAAGAGCCAGCCGGTGCGCTCTTCGGGCAACCGGACGAAGACTTCCTATTCAGCCAAGTAGGGCGCGCGCCGCCGTGGCCACAGCCGGCGAGCCTGTTCCAACCGCTGCCCTACCGCATCGGGTCCGATAGCGAAGATCTACCGGTCGCGGACTTCTTCGGCCAACCTGATGAGGACTTGCCGTGGCCCCGAGCCACGACATCTGGGCCGCCCTGGCCGGTGCCAGCTACGCTCTCACAGCCCTTGCCATACCGCGCTGGGTCGGACAGCGAGGACCTGCCAGTTGCGGATTTCTTCGGGCAGCCGGACGAAGACTTCCTGCAGGCGCCCAACACCGGGGCACCGTTCGCCAAAGGCGCGGAACTCTACCAACGGCTCCCGTACCCCTGGACAGACGCCGAGGACCTCCCCGTCACCGACTTCTTTGGGCAGCCGGACGAGGACCTCCCGTGGCCTTGGCCCACGCTCTCGGGACCGCCGTGGCCCCTGCCGCTCACGACGACCCAGCAGTCCATCAACCAGTGGGCCACCGACGTGCAGGAGCCGGCGGGGACTCTCTTTGGCCAGCCGGACGAGGACTTCTGGGCGCTGCGTCCCCCGGCACCGCAGCCACTGACGTTCCAGCCGCTCTATCAGATCGCTACCGACGAGCCGCTGACGGTCGCCGCCACCAACGCCCTCGACGACTCGGGCGCACCACAAGTGCCGCAGCCCCCGCTGGTCGCTAGCGCGCAGGTCTACCTACCGGACCCGGAGGAGATCCCCGCCTCGTTGCTACATGGCCAACCTGACGAGGACCTCCCACCGCCTCTGCCATCGCCGGTTAGCGTCGGCAATCTGTTGGTCGGATTCGTCGACGACGCAGCGCCACCGCAGGTGTTCGACAGCGACGACTTCCCGCCGGTGGTGCAGCCGCCAGCGCCGGTGTCCAGCCCGGTGCCGCTGGTCGCAGATGATCCACCCCCGCAGATGTTCGACGCCGACGACACGTTGATCCCCCCTGCCACGCAGAGTGCCATCGCAGTCGTACAGCCGGCGCTCGCGCTCGAGGAGGACCTGCCGCAGACGCCGATCGCCCCAGTCTTCGACTGCGACGATCGCGCCCCCGTCGTGCCGCAGCGCACGAGGTGGAACGCCGTCACGACTTGGTTGTGGGACGCGCTCGACAGCGTCGTCCAGGTGCTGCCCAAACCCCCACCGTTCGCCCGCGTCGGAGGCTCCTCGAGCTCCGCGCAGAGCGCGCAAGCCTCGCAGGCCCAGCCCTCCAGTAGCGCGCCTTCGACGGCTACCCAACCCGGCGCTCCCAACACTCAATCGAACAGCGGATCTGCTACGGTGGTTCAGCTGCCCGGCAGCGGACCGACCAAGGTGGGTTGATGCCGAACACGTTCTACATCAAGCAGGGAGACCTCCTGCCCGTCATCCGTTCCACGCTCTATGACGCGAACGGAGATCCAATCGACTTGACCGGCGCCAACGTCACCTTCGTGATGCGGCTGCCGGGCGCGCCCAACCTCCAAGTCCGCGCGGGCGCGACCATCGTGGACCCAGTGGGCGGCGTGGTGCAGTACGCCTGGCAGGAGGGCGACACCAACGTCGTGGGGGGCTTCGCCGCGGAGTGGTCAGCCAGCATCGGCGGGCAGCAGATGACCATCCCCAACTTGAACTACCTGACCGTCCAGGTGAGCAACAACCTCCAGACGGGCGTGGGGCCACCGCCGCCACCACCGCCGCTGAGCCCGCCCATCAGCTACGTCTCCCAACTCCTCGTGGTCACGAGCCCGAAGGCCTCGGACGGCGTCTCCGTCAACGCCACCGGTATCGCCGCGAACGCCCCGGGCAACGCGATGACCGGGCCGTTCTCCAACCCCGACGTCCCGCGCACGTTAAGGGTCGCCTTCGGACTGGGCTGGGACGGTGGTGCGGTGACGCTCAACGGGCTGGACCAATTCGGCAACCCCATCTCCGCAACGGTCGCGGCGAACCCGGGCGGTTTCACCGACAGCACCCAGGTGTTCTCCTCCGTGACGAGTGCGTCCAAGGCCGCCGTGGGGGCTTCTGCCGCGGTGGCGACGCTGGGGTTAGGCGCGGGGCTGGGCATCCTGGCTGTCCTGGCGAACGCGAACGCGATGGTGTCCGCGGACAACATCCAGGAAGGGGCGACCATCGACGCGGTGAACAACTCCTTCACGCCCGAGACGCCGCCCGACGGATCCGTGACGTACGCGCTCTTGGTCAACGTGAAGTAAAGATCGAGGGGACCCATGGGCAATCTAGCTGTGCTGGTGTCGGTGCTGCTTGCGCAGGCAGGCAACTTGAACGGGCGCCTGGTGCCGGCGCCGGGGCCCGACGGCGGCGTCATCCTCAAGCGCGGGTGCTTCCAGCTGCCCGACGGCTTCCAGATGTGCGGCGCCAGCTCCTTCATCGCAGGCACCACCGCATCGATGCAGCTCTTCGTGGACCCGGCCATCGGCTCCGACAACGGCAAGTGCACCTCCTCGGGCGTCGGCGCGTGCGCGACCATCCCCGCGGCCTACGCGAAGATGCCCAAGCTCGTGAGGCACCCGGTCACCGTCTCGATGGCGTGCGGGACATACGACGCCGGCGCCTTCGTCGAGGGAGATGTCTTCGCTTACAACCCCGCCCTGAGCGGCAGCTACACGCCCGACGCGGGCTTGGCCCCCTTGCTCCTCTTCACGGGCACAATGCAGAACGTCACCCCGGCCACCGGGCCAGGCACGGGCACGCTGAGCTCCGCGACCGCGGGCAGTCCGCCACCCACAACCTGGGGGACCTTCACCCTCAACTCCGCCGGCTGGACGGTCAACGACTTGGCGAACAAATTCATCACCATCACCTCCGGGACGGCCGCGGGGGAGAGCCGGGCCATCGTCTCCAACACCAGCAGCACCGGGACGATCGCCGGCACCTGGAACACCACCCCCGACTCCACCAGCCACTTCGCCATCCAGCTGCCCTGCACGCACATCAAGGACGGCTTGAGCGAGGAGCCGAATCTGCTCTCCCTGTTCAACAGCGGAGGTCCAGGCCCCGAGCAGTCGGGCGCGGCGTTCATCGTGCGAGAGGCGCAGGCGGCGCCGATGATCCTCTCCCCGCAAGTCGTCATCCAGAACGTGGACGTCCAAGTCAAGAAGGGTGGCGACGGGCTGCTCTTTGAAGGTCCAGGCACCAACGCCCTGATTCAAAACGTCACGCTCACCAACGCCGGCGGCACGGCCAACACCGGAAGCGGCAACGGCTTCATCGCGGTGGAGAACGGCGCGATGGCCAGCGTCCAGTACGCGATCTGCACGGGCAGCGTCGCGGAGAACTGCATCAACAACAGCTACCAGGGGATGCTCACGGGCGCCTACGGGCAGCTGACCACGTTCGGGAACATCTTGAGCCCGGCCAGCGGCTCGCTCTCACCGGAGATCATCTTCGGCGGCACGGCCTACAATGCCCAGAATCAGTACACCTGCGGTGGCGGGGTCATCGCCTGTCAGGACGTCAGTGGCGCCTACGTGACCGAGTGGGGCAGTCACTTCGTCGACGTGGGGCCCACCGGCTACGGCGTGTTCGTGGACGACACGGTTGGCGGCGGGGCGATGCAGCTCATCTGGTACCAGAACCAGATGACGGGCCCGAGCAGCAACTCGACCGAGGCCTTCTTCTTCAGCGGCGCCAACTCGGTGACGCTTCGTTTCATCACCGCCGGCACCACCATCACCAACTTCGGCTACGCCTTCTATTTCGGTGCCGAGCGCGCTCGCGTACAGAGCTATAGCGGAAACACGCTGCCCACCGTCACTGGCTCGGTCAACGCAGACATCGCGCTCTACGGCTTCACTGCCACGGGCTTCTACTCTATGGCGAACTTGAACGCGCTGACCCCCGCGACCATCGCCGATCTAGCGACCGGGAACGCGATCTCCAACACGGTCCCGTAACGCCCGAAGGGAGCACTTGATGAGCTCGATTCTGCCGATCCTGTTGCCGATCTTGGTGGGCGTCACGCCGATCATCAAGGGCGAGGGCTTGAGCGTTACTCAGTTCGACGCCGGGCTCGTCAACGCCCAGAGCGTCGTGGCGGTCCAGGTAGACGCCGGCACCGCCAACGTCCAGACGCTCAACGTAAACGGTTTCATCGTCACAGGCAGCACCGTGGGGAGCCTGACGCTGTTCGTCGATGGCTCCCTCGGCAACGACTCAAATGGCTGCACTTCGTCCGGGTCTGGCGCGTGCCTCACGATGCAAGGGGTGGAACGGAAGATCCCGAAGAATATACGCCACCCGGTAACGGTGTCGGTGGCGACCGGCAACTATGCCTGCTCGAGCTGGGAGAACTTCAACTTTTCCTCTGACTTCGCTTCCGGGCAATACGGATCGCTCTGGGTCCACGGCACCACGCAGGCCGCGAGCATCACTGGCTCGCAGAGTGGCACTGTCGCCAGTGCCACCGACATCACCAACGTGGCCGGCGTGCTGCCGACCGTCACCGCGAGCGGTAGTCCAGGCTGGACTCCACACGCCTTGCGCGGTCTGCTCTTCAACGTCACGAGCGGCACCGGCGCAGGCGAGACCCTCACCATCTCAGACAATACGGCATCGGTGCTCACCCTCGCCGGCGGATATTCGACCAGCACAGCGTTCTGGCCGGCATCTTCCGTGATCGTCGGGATGTGCCAGCCGTTCGATGAGTACACCAAGCCAGACGCCACCAGTCACTTCGCCATTCTCACCAATGGGACGCACATTACGAGCGACTGCGCCGTGCCCACCGGGCCTGGAACGGGGAACTTCATGGGCGCCGCTCCGGCCCAGGCCCTCGACACCTACGGGATCCTCATCACCGGTGTGCGCGGGGGCGGTTACCAGGGCTCCTACACAAACGCGGGGAACACCGAGCAGGGTTACTGCAGCCCCCAGGCCGGCATCGCTTTCACCAACTTCGACTTCAACGACGCGAACATGGGAGCTGGGTTCTACGGCTACAACTCCGACTCCATCCAGGTGCGCTGGAACAGCTTCTCAAACATCTACTTCTGGGATGCCATCTGGCAGCACGTCGGGCGCGCCAGTCTCTTCAGCAACTATTCCACCAGCGGCTGCCTGTTGGGCAGCGACGCGTACAGCGGGGACACTGTGCTGTTGGTTGGCAACGTCGTTGGGCTCCTCGACAACTCCAAGGGCTGCCTCCAGTACGATGGTCAGTCCATCACTCCAGGTCCCAGGGTCCTGCTCACCGGGCTCAACAGCTACTACACGCACGGGTTGCGCTCTGGCTTCAACGTCGTCGGCACATCGATCTTTCAGGAGTTTGACGACACGATCAGCGGGCCCAGTGTCGCTGCGGTCGTCATCAATCAGTCCAACACGGCAGTCACCTACACTGCGTCCTTCGGCACGCAGGCCTGGATCTCTGACAACAATTTCTTGCCGACTGGCGGGGAAGGCGTCTTTGTCGGACCCGGCACCTATCTCTACTCGACCGGGAACGCCGGGTCGGGCGGAACGTTCGGCTATAAGATCGTCGGGCCCGTCACCGCCTACTTCGATTCAAACCCGAACGACACGCTCACCGGCTCGACCGGCAACATCTGCCAAGACCCGGGCTGCGCCAGCGCGGTCCAGTACGGAGACGTCAGCACAAAGAACATCTTCTTCGCCCCGCAAGGGGGCGCGCATAACACGCAGACCGGCAACCTGTCGGTGCCTACCACGACTGGGTGCACCGACAACTCGGTCACAGCCCGAGGGGCGATCGTCAACACGCCCTGCTACGCCAGCCCGGACTCCAACCCCAATAGCGCCGGCGGCGCAACTTGGTCGTGCTACCCGTCTGCCGCAGGCACCATTCAGCTTCGCCTATGCTGCGTGACGGCGACCTGCACCGCTAACAGCATCAAGTGGAACGTGGGGCAGCAATGAAGCCCAGGAAGCAAATCGGCGAGCTAAAGCCGACCTGTCTAGAGCCCTGGTGTTGATAACCTGTTGATCGCTGGCGCAGACGTCTGCGCAGCCGGTAAGGTGAATTTGTGCGGCCTACTTACCTGCACTTAGACGCGCACGAGGGGACCGTCTGGGTCGCCATCGTGCTCCCGCCGGCGATCCAGGAGATCCTTGCTGGTCTTCAGGTGGGGGAGCAGCACGACAACGGCGTAGGGCCTCACATCACGCTGGTCCACGCCGGCCGCAAGGACTCGGTCGACCCGGAGAATTTGATGGACGCGATCGAGGCGGTCGGCCGCATCGCAGCGCTGCACCCGGCGCTCGCCTTCCGCTTCACCGGCGTTGGGAAGTTCGCGCCATCCCCGCAGAGCGGGGCCAAGACGCCCGTCTACCTGGTGCCGTCCGCGGTGGGTCTGGCCGAGCTGCGCACGGACGTGATGCGGGCGATGAAATCCTGCGGCGTCTCGCCGAGCGCCACCTTCGACTTCGTCCCCCACGTCTGCTTGGGCTACGTGGACGACCCAAACCCGCCCTTGCCCTCGGTGCCAAACATCACCTGGACCACGGAGGAGATCTCATTCTTCGTCAACCCCGAGCGCTACCGGATGCCGCTGTCGGATCTGCCGCGCAAGGACCACGAGGTCGGCGAGGAGTCGGCTGTCTTTGCCACCCTATTTAAGCGTGGTATGCCTGATCCGGTGGCGGCGCCCGACGCTGGACGCGCGCACTACCCGGCCCAGAAGGACGGGCCGAAGCCGGATTACGAGACCTTCGGAGGGGCGAGCCCGATGAATCGACGGGACATCGTTCAAAAGCGCGGCGGCAAGTGGGTGCTCCTCTCGCACGAGGGGAAGGTCTTGGGCGAGCACGGCTCCGAAGAGGAGGCTCGCTCCCAGGAGTCCGCCATCAACATCGCCAAGGCTCGCGCCGCCGGGCACCACATCGCCAAGCCCACCGACTCCGACGACTTCCAGCAGTTCTTGACCAAGCAGAACGTCGGCGACCCGGATCTGGAAGAGGAGGGCATCCCCGAGCGTCGCGGCGGCAAGTGGGTCATCGTCAAGAACGGCGAGGTGGTCGGCGAGTACGACCCGGACGTGGAGCAGCTCCACCTGATGAACGGCTTCGCCAACCCCAACCTCGCCAAGTCGGGGCCCGAGGTCGGCTCACGCGCGGCGCAGGTGGGCGGGGAGCCGGACGTCCAGGAGACCTTCGGGGCCATGCCGAACATGGTGAAGAAGGACGCCAAGCGCTACGACATCGGGCAGCTGGCCAAGCCGGTGAAGATGAGAAACGGCTGGCTCAAGTGCGACGCGTTCCTGACTCGCACCGGGGTGTTCCCCTACCGAAACCCCGACGGGAGCGTCCGCCGCGAGCTTCGCCTGGCCTCTGAAGTCTTCCACCCCGACGCGCTGGCCTCCTTCTCGATGGCGCCCGTCACGGACGACCATCCCCCGGAGTTCCTCAACTCGAAGAACACCGGGAAGTACCAGCGGGGCCACATGGGCGAGCGCATCGAGCCCGACGGCCACTTGGTTCGCGGGACGATGCTCCTCACCAGCGACGCGTTGCTCAAGAAGATGGAGCGCGGCGACGCCCGGCAGGTCAGCTGCGGTTACACCTGCGATCTCGAGGACAAGCAGGGCGTCACCGACGACGGCGAGCGCTACGACTGCGTTCAGAGAAACATCCGTGGGAACCACGTGGCCATCGTTCCGGTGGCTCGAGCTGGGGAAGAGGCCCATGTCCGCATGGACAGCAGCGCTTGGGCAATGGTATCGATCAATGAAGAGGGCGGGGAATCCTCGTCCGCTGCCTCGGAGGGCGCGCACTTGAAGACCATCAAGATCGACGGCAAGGAGTACGTGGCGGGCTCGAAGGAGGCTGAGCGGGCCTTGGGCGACTGGAGGAAGCGGATCGACTCCGTCGGGACGCAGCTCAAGTCGATGGTCGAGCACACCGACGACATGGGCGACTATGCCGCCAAGCTCGACGAGGTGAAGAAGCTCCACGACACCGCGCGGAAGCTCCACGACGCCGCCTTCATCGCCCACACCGCGGCCAAGGGCGCGCACGACGACGCCGCGGCGGCGATGCAGCAGGAGTACGAGGAGCACAAGAAGCTCCTCGAGCAGCAGCAGCACAAGTCCGACTCCCTGGCCAAGGAGAACGAGGAGCTCAAGAAGAAGCTCGACGCGGCGCCGGCGGAGATCGCAGATCGACTCAAGGCTCGCTCCACGCTCGAGGCGGCCGCCCGACTGGTGCTGGGCAAGAAGGAGAAGCTCGACGGGCTCTCCGACCGCGAGGTGAAGGAGAAGGTGCTCGCGAAGACCGACCCGGACTTGAAGCTCAAGGGGAAGAACGACGCCTACGTGGACGCCCGCTTCGACGTGGCGATCGAGGAGTTCCAGCCCGAGGAGCACGCGGACTCCGTCGTCACCGACGACGAGGCGGAGGACTTCGAGCCCGGGGACCCGGCCCGCTCCGACGGGATGGACGACGAGTGGGCCAACAAGCCCCACCGCGACAAGGCGGAGGCGCAGGCGGCGATGGAGTACAGAAACCGCAACCTCTGGCGGGAGCCGCTCGCGCCAGAGGCTCGAGACGTCCACCGGTAGCAGACAAGGTAGTCGCGTAGTCCTGTGAGCTTTTAGGGAGTTCGACGTCTCACCGCTGGCTGGAAGGCCGGCACGAACGGAAGGGAAAGAAGATGGCACCACAGCTGAGCTACTCGGAGCAGGCGGCCGCCTTCGCGGGCCTTTTGGGCGGAGACTCGGTCGAGGGCTCCGTCATCGACTCGGGGCTCAACGGCGAGACCAGCGCCGGGATGCCATTCGGAATCTTCGTGGTCGCGAGCGCGGGCGAGACGATCGACACCGCCGGCACTCCTCCCTTGGAGGGCACTCCCGGGGTGTACAAGCTTCCGGCGGCGGCTTCGGGCGTGAGCTCGAACTACCGCAACGGCGGCTTCGTGCTCCACAGCCACGAGTACGACAAGCGGCTCGACTTCGACGTCAACGGCAGCATCCTCCCCAAGCGCCAGCTGAACATCCTCAAGAAGGGGCGCGTCTGGGTGCAGGCGACCACCGCGATGGCGTTGAGCGATGACGTCTTCGTCCGCTTCACGGTCAACGGCGCGCTCGCGCTGGGCACCATCGGCAACACGGCAGACTCTGGCAAAGCCCAGAAGCTCTGGGGCGCGCGCGTCACCACACCCATCACCGCGGCCGGGTTGTGCGAGATCGCCTGGGATGCGGCGGCCTTCGTGGTCGGCGATCAGGCGCCGTAAGAGACGAAAGGCCCCTGGGGTACGAATTCTTGGGTGGCGTGGGAGGGCGGCGACGGGGCCGCCTGGCAGTGGGGAGGATGGAAAAGTCTTTCGGGAGCTGCACCAGCGCGCTGCGGTTGAGGCGCAGGAGAAGGACCAGATGGGAGCTGCAAGACGACTCAGTGAGACCGACGCGCGCTTCGTAAACCGGACGCCAGTGCGGCGGCGGGACGCGGGCATCACGCAGTTCACTCACCTGGACGCAGGGGAGAACATCTTCCTCCTGCGGCAGATCGAATTCATCCAAACCCGCAGCTACGACGTGAAGTTCCCGCTTCTGTACGCGCGGAAATTCATCCCGATCAACAACCAGGTGGATCGGGCGGCCGCGACGTACACCTACCACTCGTACACCCAGGTGGGCATGGCCGCGCTCATCGCGTCCTACGCGGACAAGCTGCCGCAAAACGACGTGTTCGTGACGGAAACGTCGATCCAGATCAAGACCGCCGCCAACGGGTACCACTACTCGGTGCTGGAGATCCGGCAGGCGATGCGGGCGAACGTGCCCCTGGATCAGAAGAAGGCGAACGCGGCCCGCCGCTCGATGGAGGTCCTCATCGACCGGATCCTGGCCGTGGGCGATTCGGCCTCTGGCCTGGTGGGGATGATCAACCAGCCCAACGCCCTCACCTTCACCGTCCCCAACGGCGCCGCGGGCAGCCCGGACTGGGCCTCGAAGAAGCCGCTCGAGATCCTCTCGGACATGGTGAACATCTGCGTGTTCATCCCGAGCAACACCGGCAACGTCGAGGAGCCGAACGCAATCCTCTTGCCGCGCTCGCAGTACACGCAGATCGCCACCACGCCGATGCTGGGCGCGAACGTGGCGACGGAGCTCACCATCCTCGAATACTTCAAGCGGAACCAGCCGCAGATCGAGGTCGGCATGTGGCCCTTGCTCAAGGGTCAGGGCACCGGGTCCACGGACCGGATGATCGCCTACAACCGCGACCCCGATAAGTTCGAGGGGATCATCCCGCAGGAGTTCGAGCAGTTCCCGCCCGAGCAGGAGGGGCTGCGCTTCAACGTGGCCTGCCACGCGCGCATCGGAGGGGTGGTCTTCTACTACCCGCTCTCGATGGCCGTCGGCGACGGGATCTAGCTCCACGCCATCCTTCCACCCACAGCACGGATGAAGTGCAGCGCGGGCTCCTCGTACAGGGGTCCGCGCTGTTTCATTTTGGAGGTCAAAGTCATGCCTCGCTTGAGAGACTTGGACGGCCAATTCGTGGGTCAGGTCGACCCGCAGACGCACTCCTTCGGCTACGTGGACAGCATCGAGGAAGCCCAGGGGGTCTCCTTCCAGTGCCCCAAGTGCGCAGCGGCGAGCCCCTACGGGCCCGGCAGCTGCGCCCCTGACGGGGTGGGCTACCGAGGCGTCCACTACGTGCTGTGCTGGTTCGCCCAGCCGCGCCGAGCTCCGCGGGTGCCCGACAGCATGAAGCCTGGACCCGGGCGCTGGTACTTCGCGGGAACGGGCCTTGACGACCTGACCTTCACCGGCCCGGGCGCCAACTCCGTCCAACTCCTCGGGGAAGGGTGCGACTGGCACGGCTACGTGAGCAACGGCAGGGCGGACTAAGGCAGAGTCGGCGGTCGGCGCGCAGACGTCTGCGTTGCCTCCCCTGCCCTCCCCGTCCTACAACTTGACGGTAAACCCCGTAGCCTCTCCAACGAAAGGGAGAACACCCATGAGCAGCGGAAGCGTCCAGACGGAACGACAGAAGAGCTTTGCCGGCAAGCCCGCGGCGGCAACCGAAGGGGTCGGCCAGGCGGCTGTGGCTGCGGCCGGCGAATACGACGAGAACCTCCAGCCTGTCGTCGGCCCGTTCGTGTTGATCGAGAACACCAGCGCCAAGCTCCACGGCATCGGGCTTCCCCCGCCCAAGCGCAAGAACGAGAAGGGCGAGGAGACCAACGAGTACGTGGGTGTCCTGGCGATCGACCCCAAGGTGAAGCTCCAGCCGGGGATGAACAAGGTACCGCAGGAGGATTGGACCGAGGCCAAGACGCAGAAGATGGTGCAGATCCACATCAAGCGCGGCATCTTCCGGGAGCACCTCAAGGCCAAGAACCTCTCCGAGATGGAGATCGGCGACGCGCTGGCCGTCATTCCCAAGACGTACGACAGGAAGCTCTTGGGCGAGTGGCACCAGGTGGACAAGCGCCCGGAGGTGCAGGAGTCACTCAAGGCCCAGTTCGACTTGCTCAAGCGCCAGCACCGCGGCGAGGGCGAAGAGAGCGGCTTGACCTAAGCCGCTTCAGGCCCGAGAGTGTTGAGACACCCCCTAGGAGGTCCATTCAAAATGGCGACTGTATTCAGCAAGAAAGGGGCCCCGATGGGGCTCAAGTTCCCTGCGGTCGAGGGAAAGTCCAAGGCCGTCGACCTCACTCTCCACCCCGGGCCGAACGTCGTGAAGGACAGCGACTGGGCCGAGGCCAAGAAGCACGAGATGACCAAGCTCCACCTGGAGCACGGCCACCTGGTCGAGGGTGACGGCGACGCCAAGTCGAAGAAAGAGGAGAAGCCCGCCAAGTAGGTGGGCCCCTGAGGAGTCCCGCCGTTTCAACACCCCCTTTTCGGCGTGGGCTCCTCTTTTTGTCGCAGGGTGGAGAAGGCTGGTATCTCGCCAGACTCATAATCTGGAGACCGCGGGTTCAAGTCCCGCCCCTGCAATGAGGAGTGGACGATGCCGCTGACTCGAATCACCGGGGACGTGTCGATCACCTGGGACGACGTAGTCGGGTTGGCCCCGGAGCTCTCCAGCCTGACCGCGGTGCAGCAGCAGGTGTGTCTCCAGACGGCCGCGGATGAGATCACCCTGGCCAACTGGGGGGCGCAGGAGCGGGTCGACCGCGCGGCGCTCTTCTATGCGGCGCACATCGGGACTGGCATCCGGATCGGCATGTGGGGCCAGCCCTTGACGGACGTCACCGTGGGCGAGGTGAAGAAGGGCTTCAAGCAGCGCAGCGACCGCGCCTGGCCCTTCGATCAAACGAAGTACGGGATGGAGTACCAGCGGCTGGTGCGCCTGTGGCTCCCGCGCTTCTCCCTGGGGGCTTAGGGCCCATGGCCCGCGCCCGCGCGAGCTTCAAACTTCTCGATCGAGACAAGGGCTACGAGCGCATCGTGGAGGAGCTCAAGGAGTTGGGCCACGGCGGCGCCTTTGTCAAAGTCGGCCTGATGGGCGAGTTGAAGGACAGCCACCAGGGCGAGGAGTTCACCTCGGTCGACATCGGCTTGGTCCACGAGTTCGGCAGCCCCGCGGCCGGCATCCCGGAGCGCTCGTGGCTGCGCAGCGCCTGCGACAAGTACCAGGACGACTGGAACGCGCTTCGGTTGAGGCTCGTCCGACTCGTCTACGACGGCAAGCTGGACATCGAGACCGCGCTGGGGCTGATGGGCGAGCGCGCCGCAGCGGACGTGAAGGCGCACATCACCGACGGCCCGGAGATCCCCCCGCCCAACGCCCCTTCGGTGCTCGAGCGCAAGCAGGCGAAGGGGACCGCCGGCGGGGACGTCCGGACGCTGGTGGACTCCGGTAGATTCGTGGGCGACATCACCTACCAAGTGGTGATGGGCGAGGGCGGAGGGCACGAGTGAAGGACAAGTCCCAGCTGGAGCTGGACCGTCTGAGGGCGGAGCTCAGCGCTGCGCGCAACGCGCTCGCGCAGTACGCCCGAAGCTCGAGCTGGGCGCACGGCGTGGCGGGCTTTCGCAGCACGCTGCACAAGCCGTGGGCGCCGGCGGCCAAGGCGCTGGGCATGGACCCCTCTCGCCCGCCGACAGACTTGGAGGTGGTGATGAGGCTCTCGGAGCTCGAGCGGAACGGGGTGTCTCGTGGATGACTTGAGCGATGCGATCCTTTTGTGCGAGTCGGGCAACTCCTACACCGTGACGCGCTTTCCCGCGGACGCGAACGTGGGGGGGCGCCTCGTGCCGTCGGTTGCGCCGAAGGCCCCCTGGGCGCAGCAGACCCGATACCAGAAGCTGGGCTACCTGGTGGGGAACGGCGGCGAGGCCTACCAGCTGGTCACAGCTGGCATCTCGGCGAACACCGGGAGCGGCCCGGCAGGGCAAGGCTCGGGCATCGTCGACGGCAGCGCGGTGTGGAACTGGGTGGGGCACGCGGCGACCCAATTCGTGATTGACGCCTCCATCCAGCCCGTCCCGGGCGAGGACCTGGATCGACTGAATGAGCTCTACCGCACCAAGGAGGTGCGCTGGCTCTTTTGCAAGACGACCCTCCAGACGGAGAGCGCCGAGGAGGCCTCCACGCCCCAGGAGGCAGATCAGATCCAGGTGGACGGGAGCATGTGGAAGGTGGTCTCCGAGCACGCCTGGGACAGCCTCGGGAACTACCGCAAGGTGCTGATTGCGCGGATCGGCCGCTAGGCTGTAGGGTGTCAGGAGCCTCACCTTTCACCGCTTCGACCCGAGGAGGGACCCTCACCGTGAAGACTTTGGGAAAGACTCTGTTCACGCTCGCGCTCTGCGCCTTCGTCGGGACCATGGCCCTGATGACCAAGCGCGCCCACGCCGCAGACTTGTGGCAGTTCCAGCTCACCTCCACCGACGCCGGACCCACCGAGGTCGAGGCCCTGCGCACCCAGCAGCAGTACGACATCTGGTGCAACATCCCGTCCGTCTTCAAGACTGACCGGCTCGGAGCCGGGACGACCGGACTGGGCGGGACCGCGGTGCTGGGCGACGGCGGCATCTTCATGAGCGTCGACGTGCCGGCGCAGGTGTTTCAGCTGCCGGCGTCTACCGCCGCGCTCTCCTACGCCAACTGGAACGGCAACGGTCTGCAGGGCGGGGCCTCGGTCGCCAACATCCCGCGCGGCCGCTTCTTCTCCGGCAACCACAACGGCATCTGGGCCCTGGCGATCGACGCCGGAAACCCGGCGTGCAACGTGTCCTTGGTGGTGGGCGGTCAGTAAGCCGTCCGCCTTCTAAGCTTCTTCACGCTCTTTAAGCTCAAGGAGGCAGAAGCCGATGAAGAAGGGAGCACTGTTCGCCCTGCTGGTCGGCTTCGCCGCCATGGCTGGGGACCTCTGGGTGGGGAACATCCAGGGGACCGTCGCGGGAACGAGCTACAACAACACGAGCACGACGGCCGCCACCGGCGCCTTCCCGCTCAAAGCCGGAGTCACCTACGCGGTGCAGTGCCAGGCGGACTCCTGCATCACGAGCGGAAGGGATTCCGGCACGCTGGCGAGCTGCACGTTGATCATCGACGGCGGCACGGCGACCACCGCGGTGCAGGTGGGTGCGGGGCAGCTCTACGACTTGCCGCTCCCGCCCCCGCATGCGGTCATCGCGGTGCAGGACCAAAACGGGGGGACGCCCAACTGCAACGTCTTCCTGGTCGCAAACCCGAACTAGCAGCGAGGTACACGCCATGAAGCGAGCGGTGCTGGTCCTGTTGCTCGCCGGCGCCCAGGTGGCGTCGGCCGCTGGTCTTCTGACGCCGGGGCGCGGCGCACGCGCGAGCGCACACATCTCGCCGGCGGCGACCGCTTCGCTGGCCAGCCCCAACACCGGCGGACTGATCCAGACCTACTGGGTCAACTGTTCGACCGGGTCAGACGGCAACAACGGCCTCTCCAGCTCCGCGCCGCTCCTGCACATCCAGACGGCGATGGACGCCGTCCCGCTGATCGTCCGCGGCTACTACCAAATCAACGTGATGGGCGGCAGCACGTGCGCCGAGTCGCTCTTCGACAACCACATCTACGGCACCGGCCTGTTCGTCAACGCGACGCTCACCGGGACGGGCGCGATCAACATCGTCGGTCAGCAACTGAACACGCCGACGCTGGGCAGCGGCGGGTCTACGTCTGGCACGCTCGGGGCCGACCCGGCGCAGCCTGGTGTCACGTGGTCCGCTACCATCGGCGCCAACTGGGCGGCTCACGAGCTCAAGGGCATGTTCCTGCAGGTCACTAGCGGGTCCATCAGCGGGCAGATCTACCCGATCGCCGACAACACGACGACGACGGTAGACCTCCCAGCGCTGCTCGGCGGAGGCATCGGGAACTCCACGTTCAACATCGTGACCTTCGGGCAAACCATCACGGACGCGCCGTCGACGTTCGCGACCGTGACCGTCGACAATGTTTCGGGCTACGGCGGCTTCGCGAGTTCTTCTGGTCCGTTCGGCGGCCTGATGATCAACAGGATGAACATCCACGGGTCCAACGTGATGGGGGTCAACCTCCAGGCGGGACAGGTGGTGCTCACCGAGTGCAAGGTCGACGCGACGAACGAAGGCGTTCAGGCGGGGCCTGGCTCCGCCGGGCTCAACCTGCAGAGGTCGTACATCGCGCCGAACACCAACGGTATCGCCACCCAGGGCACGCCATTCATTCAGCTAGAAGGCGTGGTGATCAACGGTGGCACCGGCGCAGGCATCTTGACTGAAGGACGTAGCTACATCAACGTGGGGGTCAGCGCCCTCATCATCCAGGGCACATGTACCGGTGGTGGCTCCTGCGGTGCCATCGACCTCGCAAACAACTCCGAGTTGGTAAACATCCCCTACGCGGCCGACGTTGTCTTGAGGAACGGCGTCGTTGGTCTGCTCCTGGGCGGCGGTTCTCAGGCGCACCTCAGTAACCTGGTCTCGACCGTGAACAGCAGCGACGGGATCAAGTTCGACAGCCTCGACAACGGGTTCGGGCAGAACAGCCTGGTCCTGGGTCAATCACAGATCACCAGCAACGGTCGAGACGGGATCCGCATCGAGTCCACGCACAACACCCTGAACGTCACCGCCACGGTCTCGTCGAACACTGGCACTGGCGTGAACATCGTGCCGCGTGCAGCTGGCGCTCAGCCCAGCCACAACGTGGTCGCGATCTCTACGGGCTCTACTTTCGCAACCAACGGTCACGACGTCTCGCCTGACGGCAGCACCTTCTACACGATCGCCAACGTGAGGGGAGCGTCGGGCGCCTTCGTGACCGACACCTCGGCGCTCGACAACCGCGTCTACTCTGGCACTCTGACGGTCGGCAACGGCTACCTGCGCTCCACGGACATGACGTTCAGCTGCTTCAACCAGCTGACCACCCTCACCACCGGCACGTTCTGTCAGTTCGGCCCGTTCAGCAACACCGGCACCCTTAAGGACTGCACCTACACCAACTCGGTGGCCGGCGGTGGCAGCGCGACGGAGACCATCAAGGTCGCGACGGCTGCAGGGTGCGCGTCCGGCGTGCTGGCCACCATCAGCGAGCCAGGCGGCGCGTCTGCCTTTACGGCCACCGCCGCCACCATCAACTCCTCGGCGATGACCGCCTCGACGTTCTTCGCCTGCATCACCGCGAACGCGACGACGGCAAACGTCGCCGGCGTGCTGACCTGCCACTACACGCAACCGTAAGAGGGGATGATCGATGCGCCAACACACTGCCCGCCTGATGCTCGTCGCGATCCCCTGGGCGTTCGCGCTTGTCGGCACGTCTGTCCAGTGCGAGCGGCAGCGCGGCAAGCGCTACAACGTCGAAGCCGACGCCCGATGCACCGCCACCGGCGGCACCTGGTGGGATCCAGGCGAGGAGTGCCTCCAGGCAAAGTCTGGCCCGCCGCCCAAATCCCGCTCCGTCAGTGCTAAGTGATGGAGCCCACCACCCGCCGTTACCTTCGAGGAGCCAAGTCCGTGAAGACTCTCTTGACCCTGGCGATCACCTTCTCCGCCTGCGCCACGACGCCGGCCGGCATCCGCCGCGAGGCCATCGCGCGAATGGAGGACTGCGTGAAGGCCGCCCAGCAGCCGGAGCTCGCCCGCGGCCCTTGCACCGACGACGTGCAGGGCTACTGCGCGGCGCACCACATCAGCTGTGACTCGGAGTGGCTGTGGCAGGCGGTCCAAACCAATCTCCCGGACGAATGAGCGCGCTGCGCGAGGCGCTGCTCGTCTCGCTGCTCGTTGTGGCCTCCACCTTCGGGACTCTGGTCTTGGTGGGCTTCGTGCTCTCTGGCGGGTGCGCCGGGGGTTAGCGCAGACGTCTGCGCTGGAGGGTAAAATCGTCCTATGGGGTTCAATTTACAGGCGTTCGACAGCGCCCTGATGACTCAGATCGTCGCTGCCACGGCAGCCCTGCTGCCCGACGGGCAGGCGCAGGTGGTGTTCGCCAACCAGAACGCTCGGGCGCCGAACGAGGACTACGTCACGGTCAAGCCGGACGGCCCGTTCTCGGTCGGCACCGGCAAGGCCCTGGTGGAGAGCTACGACAACACCCAGCCTCAGGGGCAGGAGGTGGGAAAAACCTACCAGGGCCCGGCGGAGATGCGCCTGTCCATCCAGGCCTTCACGGTGGGCTTCGAGAACGCCATCCCCATCCTGGAGGCCATCCAGATGGCCTTTCAGACCAGGCCTGTGTTGGACGCGCTCGAGACCGCTGGCATCACGGTGATCGATCACGGACGCATCCAGTCGGTGCCGAAGGTGTACGGCTCCGACATGGAGGGGCGCGCGGTGCTGGAGATGCGTCTCTACGTCCAGCAGTCGATCACCGTGCGGACCGGGTACATCGCGAAGATCAACGGGGCGGCGCCGCTGGCAAATGGCACCTGGAACCCCGCCAGTGGTGGCCCGACCGGCACTTTCACCGAATAACGGGCGGGTGGTATTTAGTCGAGGGAGGGCTGCCGGGTTGATCCACCACCATGATCCGATGCACCTGGTGAAGACCTGGGCGATGCCCGGCGTCCTTGGCCTTGTGGGGACATACCTCCTCGCTACCGAGGAGGACTCCCCCGCGCTCTTCGCCGGCGCGCCGCACTGGCTCAATCAGCTGCGCTGGGCGCTGGGCCTGGCCACTGTGGCGATCACCTTCCTGGTCGCCCTTCGCCGGGCCATCTCGGAAAGCGACAACCGGACCAAGACGGTCGTCACCGCGGCGCACCAGGAGACCGCGGCCGCGCTGGCCAAGCAGTTCGAGCAATTCCGCCGGGAGCAGTCCGCAAAAGACAAGGCGCAGGAGCCCATCGCCCCCCAGCTCTACGCGCTGCGCAAGCAGATGGTGGACATGGGGGACTTGTCCGAGCAGGTGCATGCCTCCGCCTTCGAGATCGGCGAATTGCGAAATCGACAGGAGAAGGCCGAGAAGGACTTGAACGCCCTCCACGCCTGGAAGCGCGAGATGATGCCGTGGCGGCAGCAGATGGACGAGTGGCGCAAGGAGCACGAACAGCGGCGCATCCAGTCAGAAGCGGTGCTGACGGAGCTGGTCGACAAGTGGCGCAAGAAGTTCGAGGAAGATCGAGAGAAGACCAACCCCGGGCGGGGCCTGTCGGACTGAGGCTGGAGACAGCTCGGGAGCGCGTGCTATACCGAAGTGGACGCAGGGGTAACTTCGAGCGGAGGGGTTGACCGTGGCGCTCTCGGATTTCATCAGCATCAGCATTTCGATCTCCGCCGCGCGGGCGACGGGCCCGGGCTTCGGAACCCCGCTCATCCTGAGCCACAACGCGACCTGGGTGGAGCGCGTGCGGACGTACTCGAGCCCCGCCGGCGTGCTGGCTGACTTCTCGGCGCACGCGCCGGAGTACCTCGCGGCCTTGGCGATGTTCGCCCAGTCCCCATCCCCGCCGACCATCAAGATCGGCCGCTCCGCGGTGAAGCCCACCCAGCAGTTCGACTTGACCCCAGTGGTGCACGACTCGACCACCTACACGGTCAACATCCTGGACACCTCAGGCGTCAGCCACGCGGTGACGTTCACCTCCGGGGTAGGCGCCACCGCCTCCTCCATCATCACGGGCCTCAAGGCCGCGATCGACGCACTCTCGCTGGCGCTCACCACCTCCAACCAGGGCCCCAACACCTTCTTGCGCGTGCTGGCGAACAACGCCGGGGACTTCTGGGGCGTGTGGGTCGACTCCAAGCAGACCTCGGGCTTCTTGGGCATCGCGCAGACGCAGGCGGACCCAGGGGTCGCCACTGACCTCGCGGCCATCCAACTCGAGGATCCGGGCTGGTACGGCTTGGAGACGTTGTTCAACTCGAAGGCCCTCATCGTAGCCGCGGACGGCTGGGCCGAATCGAACACCAAGCTCTACATCGCGGCTTCTGTGGACACTGCGATCCCCAACACGGTGAAGTCGGGGGCGACCGACGTGGCGGCCACGCTGCAGGCGGCCGCGGACACCCGGGTCGCGGTCTACTACCACGCCATCCCGCAGGAGTTCGCGGACGCGGCGGTGCTGGGGGTCTTCCTGCCGATGATCTCCGGATCGGAAGTGTGGGCGTTCAAGACGCTGGTGGGGATCACCGTCGACACCCTCACCGAGACCCAGCGCACCAACGTGCTCGCGAAGAACGCCAACGTGATCGAGCAGGTGGCGGGGGTGAACATCGAGAACCAGGGCAAGGTCGCCCTTGGCGAGTGGATCGACGTGGTGCGCTTCCGGGACTGGCTCGCCAGCGACATGGGGATCCGCATCTACAACCTCCTCGTGGCCGCGCAGAACAAGGTGTCCTTCGACGACGACGGCATCCCCAAGGTGGCGGCGCAGATCCGCGCATCGCTCAAAGCCGGGCAGCGCGCCGGCGGCATCGTGAAGGGGGACGAGGGGCCGGGCGTGTTCTCCGTGACGGTCCCGCTGTTGTCCGCGGTGAACCCGACGGACCGGACCAACCGCAACCTGACGGGGGTGCAATTCACCGCGCAGCTCGCCGGGGCGATCGTCGCCACCACCATCACCGGTTTGATCACCGAGTAGTCTTTAGAGGAGGGAAGCGCCCATGCCCCCGCAACCTGAAGCGACTTACGCGGCCGACGCTGTCGACATCGTGTTCGGCGGCGTGAAGATCACCGGCTACGGGGAGGACAGCTTCTGCGTCATCAAGCGCAACTCGGCGCTCTACGCCACCAAGGTCGGCGCGGACGGTAGCTACGCGCGAGCGAGGCTCGCCGACAGGAGCGTGACGGTGGAGATCACCCTCCTGCAGACCTCGCCCAGCAACGACTACCTCACCTCGATGGCGATCCTGGACCGCATCGGGCAAGGTGTGGCGGAGTTCCAGGTGACCAACAAGCTCTCCCCGGGGGAGTTGGCCCACGCGGACCGCGCCTGGGTCCAGGAGCTCCCGCAGACCGAGCTCCAGAAGGAAGTCGGGGAGAAGAAGTGGGTGTTCGGCAGCGGCAACATGCAGCTGTCGCACGGCGGTAACCCCGGCTCGACCGGCTAGGCAGCATGTCTTAAAGCGCTCGGGCCCCGCTTCAGGAGCTCCGAGAAGGGAGAACGCACAGGATGTCAGACGCGAAGCTGGTCACGAGGACCATCGACGGGATGGTCTTCAGCATCGGGATGCTCACCGGGCGGCAAACTTCCCGGATGGGCCACCGACTGTCCAAGAACATCTTCCCGGCCGTGGGGAAAATTCTCTCCGGATTCGTCGACCAAGACAGCAAGGACCTCCTCGACTTCGACGTGAAGAAGATCCTCGCGAGCGTGGGCGACGCGCTGCCCAGGCTTTTCGAGACGCTCTCGGAGGACGAATTCATGGACATCCAGGACGTCTTCTTCGCGCAGGTGACGATGCAGGGCCCCGGGAAGGAGACGATCAGCGTCTCGCAGACCTACGACGCCATCTTCCGCGGACGCATGTCCACCGCGATGAAGCTGCTTCTTGCCTGCATCGAGGTCAACTACCGCGATTTTTGGCACGGGGAGGGGCTCGAGAAAGCCGTCGAAAAGGTAAAGCAGTTACGCTCCAAGCTCTCTCCCCGGACGTCGAAATCTGCTGGCCCATCTGGCGCCTCGTCACCGAGCGCATAGCCACGCTCGAGGAGATCGACCGGTACTGGACCATCCTCGACATCGCCGACGCCAACGAAGCCCTGGACGCTCTGGCGGAGGCCAGGGACAGGCTGGAGAAGAAGAGCAACGAGGAGGCCCAGGCAAAAGCGCAGGCGCAGCGAGGTCAGGTAGAGTGAGGCAGCCGTGATCGTCCGAGAGCTGTTCGCCAAGCTGGGTCTCGAGTTGGAGGAGAATAAGTTCCTCCAAGCCCTGGGCCTATTCGAGCTCCTCAAGGAAGGCGCGGAGCTGATGGGCGAGGCCTTCGAGAAGTTCGGAGAGACCCTCGAGGAGGCCGTCATCGGCACGGCGGAAGCCGCGCACCACCTGGAGCTCTTGTCCCAGGAGGTGGGGGTCAACACGACGGCGCTGCAGGAGCTCGCCTACGCCGGGCAGTTCGCCAACTTGAGCGCGGACGAGATGGCCCAGTCGATGGGCAAGCTCGCGCGCACCGTGCAGCAGGCCCGAGAGGGCTCGGTGCAGGCGCAGGCGGCCTTCACCCAGGTTGGGGTGGGGATCTTCAACGCCAACGGGCAGGCCAAGGGCGCCGACGAGCTGCTCTTGGATATCGCAGAACGCTTCAAGGCGATGCCTGACGGGATGCGGAAGACGGCGCTCGCGATGGAGCTCTTCGGGCGCTCCGGCAAGCAGCTCATCCCCCTGCTCAACAAGGGCAAGGAGGGGATCGGCGCCCTACGGCAGGAGGCGCAGGAGCTTGGCGTGGTGCTGGACGAGGAGACCGTCGAGGCGGGCTCGGAGCTCTCCTCCACGCTCATCTCCCTCAAGTCCTTCGCCACCGGGCTTTTGCGTACCTTCGGCGCCCCGCTGCTCAAGCCGGTCGCGGAGCTGGGGCGCGCATTCCTGGAGTGGGCGAAGGCCAACCGGGAAGTCATCCGGAGCAACATCGAGGGATTCGCCAAGAGGTTGGTCTCCATCGTCAAGGGGCTGGTCTCCGTCGTGGCGTTCCTCGCGCGGAACTTGAAGGCGCTGGGCATCCTGCTCGTCTCCGTGCTGGTCCCAGTGGTCGCCTCGATGCTGCCTGCGGCGATCACCGCCCTCATCGGCTTCTTCGGGGCGCTCGATGCGGCCGCCATCGGCGCGGCCATCAGCGCGGCGGCGGCGTGGCTCGCCGCGGTGGCGCCGTTCGCCTTGGTCGCGGCCGCGATCGCCGCCATCCTGGTGCTGCTCGACGACGTGCGCGGCTTCTTCGAGGGAGAGGACTCCTTCATCGGGGCCTTCGGCTTCAAGATCGTCGACAACATCGTCAAGAGCGTCAGCAGCGCGATCAAGGTGTTCGAGGACAGCTTCGCGAACTTATTCGCCTGGCTGGTGGAGAACGCGGCCGCAGCAGGACAAAAGATGCTCGAGTACCTCTCCTTCGGGCTCTACAAGGGCGACAAGGGTAAGGCCGCCGGTCAGGCGGCGTACGAGTTGGCCACGGCCGGTAACGCGTTCAACAACTCGTTGCTGGGCTCGCTGGCGGGCGGGGCGGCATCGATGGCGATCTCCCCACTCACCTCCCTCTTCGGTGGCGGCGCGAGCCCGGGAGCATCTGCTGCCGCTGCGCCGGCGGGCGGTGGAAAGAACGTCGTGGTCAACGCCAACTCCCCCATCACGGTCAACACCCAGCCTGGGCAGAGCCCCCACCAGGTGGGCGAGGAGGTGCGCAAGGTGGTGCGCGAGGAGCACGGGCGCTTGATGCAGGAGGCGGCTGCGGCCACGCACTAAGTCATGGCGACCTACCAGGGGACTGTCATCATCGCTCTGCCGTCCGGGACCGCGCTGGAGTTGGACGCGTCCATCTCCGAGTCGCACGACTTGAGCGTGGAGGTGACCCAGTGGCCCGTCGAGCAGGGCACCGACATGACGGACCACAAGAGGGTCAAGCCGGACATTTTGCGGATCAACGGCATCAAGAGTGACACGCCCATCCTCACCCAGGCGGAGTTGGCGGCCGCGGGCATCGTCACTTCAGACTCGAACGGCAACTGGAAGCCGCCTGGCATCGTCGACGGGGCCTACCGCTTCCTGCGCTCGCTGGCGGCGAGCAAAGACAACGTGTCGATCGCCACGAAGAAGTGGAACTACGACGACATGGCGCTCACCTCGCTCAGCGTCCCCGAGGGGCCAGGTCACGAGGACATCCTCGACTTCACCGCGGTGTTCCAACAGATCCGCGTGGTGAGCAACAAGACTGTGCAGGTGGTGACGCGCACCCCTTCCGGACAGCCCACGCAGAACAACGGCAAGCAGGCCACCGCCCAGGCAACCGCCGCGCAGCAGAGCAAGACGATCCTCAAGCGATTCTCAGACGCGACGGGGCTCAGCACCAGCTTGACCAACCTGCTCTCGCACTAAAGAAATGGCCTCGGTCATCATCCCCATCTCGGTCGGCGTTCCGGATCAACAGCTCCAGGTGGAGCTCGACTCGGTGACGTACACCTTGCGCTTCGTGTGGAACGCTCGAGCCAACGGTTGGTTCGTCAGCCTGATGGACGCCGAGGAGAACCCGGTCCTCATGGGCCGGCGGCTGGTCGTCTCCTGGCCCATCTGGGGTCGCTTCGTCGGTCGGCCCCTGGTGCCCCCAGGGCTCTTCGAGGCGATCGACACCAGCGGGCAGGACTTGGAAGCGGGCCTGGATGACTTAGGGGACCGCGTGCAGGTGATGTACACGCCCGAGGCGGACCTGACGTGACGCAGCTGCTCCAGCGCAAGTGCGTGGTAATCGTCGGGCCGCCCGACGCTGCGCTGCGCATCGAGGACTTGCGCGTGCGCTTCACGGTGCACAAGGACTCCTCCATCAAGCCCAACACGGCCGAGGTCCGCATCACCAACCTCTCGCCGAGTTCAAGGAAGCGGGTGCAGAACCGCGGGGACCCGCTCATCATCCAGGCCGGCTACGAGGGGACCATCTCCACCCTGTTCTCAGGGCGCATCCGGACCTCCGACAACGTGCGCGAGGGTCCGGACTGGACCACGCTCATCCGCAGCGGCGACGGGGAGAACGCCTACGCTTTCGCCTCCATCTCGACATCCTTCCGCGCGGGCACCTCCAAGTCCGCCGTCCTGACAGCGCTCGGCAACGCACTCGCCAACTTCGTGACGGACCCAATCGATGTGCGCGACGCGCTGAACACCTTCAGCGGGATCTCCGGGAGCGTGCGGCAGAACCTGGTGTGCCACGGCAAGGTGGTCGACTACCTGGATCCAATCCTCCGCCAGGCGGGCTACGAGTGGAGCATCCAGGGCGGGCGGCTGCAGGTGCTCAAGGTGGGTGACACCACGGCGCAGGCTGCTTTCGAGCTCTCCCCCACCTCCGGGATGATTGGCTCCGCGGAGCACGGCGCGGGAGACGGGAAGTTTCCCGAGGCGAAGGCCTCCATCATCAAGGTCCGCTGCCTGCTCGAGCCGCAGATCCAGCCCGGCCGGAAGATCAGCCTCGTCTCCGCGAGCGTGACGGGCATCCTCCGAGTCATCGAGGGCGACTACATCGGGGACACGGGAGGGGGGCAGGCTTGGCACAACGAGCTGCAGGCCAAGCCTGCTCCCGGGAGTGTGGTCCAGTGAACTGCGCTCCCGACTTGCGGCGCGAGCCGTCCTTCGCGCAGGTGCTCTCCAACGCGCTGGCGGCCTTCGGGCTAAAGCTCCACACCAGCTGCCCGGGGGTGATCATCAGCTACGACGCGCAGAAGCAGGTGGCTGACGTGCAGCCCCAGGTGCAGCAACCCAAGCTGCAGGACGACAGCACCGTGGTGTTCGAGACGCCACCGGTCATCCCCAACGTGCCCGTGGAGTTCCCAGGGGGAGGAGGCTTCCGGATCACCTGGCCCGTGCAGAGCGGGGACCCGTGCATCCTGGATTTCCAGGAGTGCCCCATCGACGCCTGGCTGCAGAACGGCGGCTCGGTCAACCCCGAGGATCTCTCCCGCTTCGAGTGGCACAACGCCGTGTGCAGGATGGGCGTTCGCACCAACAACGCCGTGTGGAAGGGCCTCGCACAGCGGGGCATCAACGTTGGGGTCGACGGGGGACCGCAGATCGTCCTCACCTCCTCCGGCGTGGAGCTCGGCGCGCAGGAATCGGACCCAGCGATCGAGCCGGTCATCAAGGGGCAGACCTTCTCCACGGCGGTCGATACGTTGGGGGGTGCGTGGGACACGTGGCTGGGCGCGGTCGAAACTTGGGTCGCGGCGCTGACCGCCTACGCGCAGGCGATCAAAGCCATCGCGGATCCAACCAACGCCGCCACCCCGGTGCTTGTCGCGGCGAACGGAGTTTTGGCGACTGCCGCGGGCACGATGATCAGCGCGATCGCGACCTTCGAGAGCGGCGTGACCAACGCGCTCTCGGGGACCGTGAAGACGAAGTGAGGTAGGCTCGGAGAAACTCGATGGCCGACGGGGATCTCGCGCTCGACGTGAACGGCGACCAGCTGTTCGACTCCACCGGGGACTCCGTGCAGCTTAAGGGAGTCCAGGCGGTCGCGGAGGACGTGCGCCGGCGCATTCTCTTCTTCCTGGGCGAGTATTTCTTGGACGTCGAGGGGGTCGGCGTGCCCTGGATTCAGCACGTCTTCGGGCAAAAAAATCCGGATCTGACGACCATCACCTCGGACCTCACCACCGCCATCCTCGGTGCGCCCGACATGCTCACGCTGGACGCCCTCGACCTCGAGTTTGACACCACGCAGCGCACCATGCAGGTAGGGTGGCAGGGAACCACGAGCTTCGGGCAGACTCCCTACCTGACGGTGGGAGTGCCTGCCCCGGCGTAAGGGAGGGAGAGTCTTTTGGCAACGTTCGGCGTGACGCCCCAGGGCTTCGTCAAGATGACGGTGCTGGACGTCCAGTCGGCCATCCAGGACGACTTCCGCAACACGTTCGGGCAGCAAGTCCCGGTCAACCCTCAGAGCTTGAACGGGCAGTACATCAACATCTGGGCGGAGCGCGAGGCCTCCGTCTGGGATTTGCTCGAGCTCGTCTACAACGACTTCGATCCGGATCAAGCCCTCGGCACCGGGCTCGACGGCATCTGCGCGCTGACCGGGACCCGCCGACAAGACCCGAAGTCCTCCATCGTCACCGAGACGCTCACGGGCGTGCCCGGTGTCGTCGTGGCCGCGGGGAAGATCATCACGACTGTCGGGAGCAACATCCCCTTCCTCACCGACGCCTCGGCGACCATCGCCTCGGTGCCGGCTTGGGTCGGAAACACCAACTACTCGAGCGTCGGCACGCGCGTCACCAACGCGGGCAACGTGTACCAGCTCATCGGTCCCGGGGTGAGCGCTGCATCGGGAGGGCCCTCAGGCACCGGTAGCAGCATCCTCGACAACACGGCCATCTGGCGCTTCCTGGGAGCTGGGACGGGCGCGGTCGACGTGCTGGCGATGTCTCAGAATCAAGGCCCGCTCGAGGCCCCCTCGGGGACGCTCACGCAGATTCAGACTCCGGTCGCCGGCTGGAACGGGGCGATCAACGTGCTCGACGCCACGCTCGGCAGCGACGAGGAGACGGACGCTGCGCTGCGCATCGACCGCGAGGCGCAGCTGCGCGTCCCATCAAACGCTGCAGTCGGGGCGATCCGCACCGCACTGCTCAGAGTCAGCGGCGTCACCTCCGTGACGGTGCTGGAGAACGTCAGCGACGTCACCGTCGACACGATGCCGCCGCACTCGGTGGAGTGCGTGGTGATCGGCGGGGCAAACCAGGACATCTGGAATGCCCTGGTGACGACCGTCGGAGCCGGCGTCGACAACATGGTGGGCAACACATCTGGCACGGCGACGGACAGCCAGGGGGTGACGCACATCGTGGCGTTCACCCGTCCCACCAACGTGCCGATCTACGTGACGGTAAATCCCATCGTTGACCCGGGGAAGTTCCCGGTGGACGGCGCGACGCAGATCAAGGACCTGGTGGTGACCTACGGCGATCAATTCGTCGCGGACCAGGACGTCGTCTCCTACCTCATCGGCGCGGCGATCATGAACGGCGTCGCAGCCCCCAACCTGCCGGCGATCCCCGGTGTGCCCGGCGTGCTGGACCCTGGCAACGGCGGCGCGGGCATCTTGATCAGCACGACGATCAACCCGACCCTCCAGACCACAGTGCCGATCAGCGCTCGGCAGATCGCCACCTTCGACACCTCTCGCGTCACCGTCAATCCGACCAACGGGAACCTCTAATGCGCACTCTGCTCCTCGCAGTGGCCCTGACAGCTCGAGCGGCCCTGGCCCAGACGCTCTTCGACGGCGGCGCGCCGGCGCTCCCCATCACCAAGCAGGACGCCCGCATCCGGACCACTCCGCTGAACCAGACCTACACCGCGGCGGACATGAACTCCGTGAGCGGAAACATCTACCTCATCGAGCAGGCGCTCTTAGGTGACGGAGGCACCGCCAACTACTCACAATTGAGCTCCGGATGGCTCAAGGCCTTCGACTGCGACTTCAGCGCGCAGGCCAACACCGCGCTCGACGGTGGGGACGGCACCGTCTACACCATCTGCGGCCTCCCCTGGACCACCACAGGTCGCGGCGCGGGTTCCAATACGTGGGGCTACGCGGAGATCGATGCCGGGCTGACGCTGGTGCAATACGACGCCGGCGACACTGGCTCTGGCTACTGCATGGGGAACAACTCGGGCACGGTTACAGGCATCTACACCTCGCTCTACTCGATTATCCCGAACTTGACCCCCAGCACCGGCATTCGCGCGACGGTGCAGTGGACCGGGGCTCCGAACGCCACTACATCGCACGACGCGATCATCGTCACGGCGAGTCCGTGGAAGGCTCCCTCCCCCAACTTCAACATGGGGCCCTGCCTGCGCTATGGGTGGACCACGCAGCTCGCCTTTCAGTGCGTCAACTCGAGCAACACCTCGAGCGCGTGGGGGGCATCTGGCTTTCCCGGGGGCAGTCCCTGGAATGCCCCGTCTTGGACACGCATCACCGCAAGGCTGGGCTACGGAGACGGTCAGGCGCACTGCGCGGTCAACGACGGTGGTGTCACAGTGGATTGGATGCCGGCGGCCGCAGTGCCCAGCACAACCGTGACGGCGGGCTCCCTCAATGGCTTTGACCCGCCGAACGTCTACCTGCTCCTGGCGGCGGGCAGGACCACCAATGCCAGCCCTCCTCTCATCGGCTCCATCAAGCGCGTCATACTCGAGTACAAGCCCTAAGCGATGCCAGCCCTGTTCCCATTCCAGCTGCCCTTCGAGGAGGGAAGCTCACCGTACGACCCGGTCCACGACACCGACGTCCTGGACGAGTGTCTGGCGCGGCTGGCCGAGCAGTACAAGAATAAGCCGAACATCGCGGCCTACGTGGGGATCCTCTCGCGGCGGCTGCAGCTGCTCGAGGACACCGCATGGGACATCCTCACGCTCCGGCGGATCACCAGCGCCACGGGTGCGCAGCTGGACGTGCTGGGGAAGATCGTCGACCAGCCGCGAAACGGTCTGGGTGATCCCGACTACACCAACTGCATCATGGCCAAGGTGTTCTGCAACAGGAGCTCGGGCTCCGACGAGGACATCTACACCGTCTTCAACTACGTGCTCCTGCCCGGGCTAACGCAGGGCATCTTCTACCAGCTGGACTGCGCCTTCGAACTGGTCATCTCCAACGGGGTGCTGCCTGCGCCGTGGAACACGATCTTCCTCACGTTCCTGCGCCAGGCCAGGATGGCGGGGGTGAGAGGCGTGCTGCGGTACTTGAACAGCCCGCTGAATCAAAGCTTCACGTTTGCCGCTCACGGCGGTGGACCTGGCCCAGGGTTGGGGTTCAATCAGGGAAAGTTCGCGAGCGCCTACGCGTGAGGGGTTGATCGATGCCAGCACCGAAGCCATCAGAAGACGCCGAGTGGGCAGACGGCCCGTCGTCCCCTTCGCCCGTCATCACGGATCCGCCGCTTGGGAAGAAGCAACAGGGGTGGGTCGACAACGAGGCGCCGCCGGCGGAGTACTTCAACTGGTGGATGAACACCATCTTCCAGTGGCAGGCGTACCTGCGGGACTTCGAGGGAAACGTCCACACTTGGACCGCTGCCAACACCTTCAACGCGCTCAGCACCTTCAACGCGCCGGGCAGCTCCTCCGCGGCGATCTTCAACGCGAACGCCGCCGGCTTCTCGCACTACGCCGCTGAGTTCTACGACGGCGCAGCTGGCAACGGGGCCATCTTCGTCGGGGGCTCTCACAGCAACCTGGTCAACGCAGTCAGCACCGGGGCGGGCTTCGCCGCGGTAGCCGGGTTCACTCAAGGAGCCGCCGGGATCGGCACGTCGGGTGTCGCCGCTTCAGGAGCTGGCGCGGGCGGGTCAGGCGTCTTCGCTGGGTCTCAAGATCCCAACGCGTGGGGTCTTCAGATCAGCACTAACCAGGCGAGCCCCGTGGTCGGCGCCGGCAACCTGAAGCAGCAGACCGCGCCCAGCGCGCCGGGTGACGGCGATTTCTGGAACGACAAGAACGCGCACACTTTCAACGTCCAACTCAACGGCAAGACGGTGCATGCGTACCCGGACGACGCCGCCGCCGGGTTGAGCTTCAGCGCGGGCTGGGCGAGTAACGGCGCGTTCACCTGTAGATCGGCGAAGAACATTGCCGGCGATGTCAGGCTACAGGGGGAGCTTGTCGCTTCTGCGGGGAATTTGGCGACCAGTCTCTTCACGTTGCCGAGCGATCAAAAGCCGACTCAAAACACCACCATCACCTGCACCCTTCTTCGAAGCGGCACGCCGAACTTGACGAACCTGACGATCTTCTCGGCGACGGGGATCGTGGCGTGCAACATCGCGGGCGGCACTGCCAACGGAGACATCATCCTGCTCGACGGCATCACCTTCCCGACAGCGTTCTAAGGCGTCGCGGGCTGATCGAGGCTGCGATCGGCGTGCTCGCTGTAGTCGATCTCGGTGTCGTCGTAGCCGTTGTTACCCCAGCCACTGTGCAAGATGGAGTCGAGACCGTCCTTTGCGTGGAACATCTCGTGCGGCAGGAAGATCGCCTGCTTGTCGACGTAGATCTTCCCGCTGACGGGGTCCCAGTGCCCCGAAACGAGACTGCCCATGTAGTGACCGCCGGTGGCGGCCCATCTGTGGATCGTCAGTCCGTGAAACGTGGCGCAGAACTTGTCGCTCGAGACCGTCCCATGCTTGTCCATCAGCTGTCGGACGAGGGCCAAGTCTTTCGCCATCGTCTGCTGATTCATCGGCGCTTCGGACTCGACGTTGATCCCGCAGTCGAAGCTGTAGTGGTAATTCGCGGGCCCACTGCTCGCTTGATCGGCGTCGCTGCCCCCGGATCCATCTCCGCAGGCCCCCCAGCTCAGTGCAGCCAGCATCATCAATGCGCGCATCTCGTTCTCCCTAATCCTCACTCTAAACACGACTAAGTCGGAACGTCGAGAAGAAGTGAGTTAGCTTGCTCACGCTGCACATACAGTTATAGTCAATCGGATGCTCACCGTCAATCCAGCGCAGCGCGAGGTGTGAGCAGGTGTAAGCCCCGGGGCGTGATACTGTTTTTGCCCCATGGACCCCCTCGACCGAGTGCACCCGTGGCCTGTCCCGCTCTCCAACGGGAGCGACGCGCGCAGCCCCGCCGCTTACCTTGCTGTCTTGACGGCGTTTCAGTTCAACTCGAATCCGCGCTACCAGCCTTCGCCTGGCGTCACCTGGTGCAACATCGCGGCTGCGGACGGCGGCTTCGCCCTCGGTGCGCTCGTCCCCCACGTCTGGAGCACGCCGCAGTCCGGACAGTGGAGTGAGCACACCGCGAACCAAACCATCGACTGGCTGCTCACGACGGGCAAGGACTACGGCTGGAAGAGCGTGAGCGCGGCGGCCGCGAAGCAGGCGGCCGCGGATGGCCTGCCCACGCTCGTCTGTTGGAAGAACCCCGCAGGGCACGGGCACCTAGGCTGGGTGCAGCCCGACTGGTCACTCGCCCAGGCCGGCGCGAAGTGTGGCTACGGCATCCCGTTCACCGACGTCTTCACCGCGGCGATGGCGTCTGAGCTGCTCTACTTCGTTCACCCGTAGGCGTGTTAGGTTGGTGAGCACATCCAAGGAGGGGGCCATGCTCAAGGAGCCCAAGTGGCTCGCGGCGCTTTTTGCCGCGCTTTCCCCGGGTCTGCTGGTGATGGGGCACTACGTGCCCGCGCAGTGGTCCGGGCCTGTTCAAATCTTAGGCATCGTGCTCGCTGGCTTGGGAGGCCTCCACCTTCCCGCCCCAGACTGGGTGAAGACCACGCACCCGCTCATCCCCTCTGGGATGCTCGGCGCGGCCGGTCTGGTCATCCCGTTCCTGTACAACACGGCGGCCACCACGCCGCCTGGCGTCACCCAGACGGTGGTGTACGGCACCTGGTGCCTCGTGTCGTTCCTGGGCGGCTAC